GTTTCCATAGGACCTAAAGCATAGATATAACGTGATTGATCTCTAATTACTGTTCTATAGTATGCTGAAGAACCATCATCATTAATACAATCCACTGCTTTTGATAAGAAGGGGAAAGTTTCTAGTATCGCACCTTTAGTCCCAGTAAATATACCACCTTCATCAAGAACAACCATATGAAACTGATCGTTAGCTCCATTTCTTGCACTAGTGTACGAAGATGTAGACGGAGCACCCGAGAAATAATTTTTATATGCCCAAGATGAAAATATTTGAGGAGCAGTATTAGTATTTGCAAGAAGTGCTTGTGTATTTCCGCCAGTAATAGTATCAGAAGGTAATTGTGTATTTGAAGTATAAATTTGAGATGTTGAAACGTTAGCATCCCAAACTACAACTTTTAAGCTGTTACCTAAAACACCAGGATATCTTGCTGCAAAAGTTGCCAAATATGAATCTGTTTGATAATTTATATCGTAAACATCTTCATTGTTTAAAGTAGTTATGTAACTATAAAGATTTGAAAGTAGATTGGCTACTGCATTAGCATTATTTGCATTTGGATAAAACAGAGAATCCAAATTCGCAGTTTGCAAAGAAACATTGGCTGCAATGATGGCGTTATTTGAACCTGTGTTAGCCACACGAACAACTTGAAGATTGTTTCCATATGCCAAAAAGTTAGCTGCGGAAAAGAAAGAAGTTGCTGTGTTTCCGTCAGGCTTACCGAAAGTATTTACAAGCGCAGATTCGCTTGTAACAAGTGTTCTTTTATTGACTGGACCCCATTGAAATGGTCCAACGAAAGCACCAGCAGTAGTAGAAACCGCAGGTACGACTGTAGTTAGGTCGACCTCGGAAACGTTTACGCCTGGAGAAATCTGAAATGCCATTTTTATCTCCTTGTTATATGATCTTGCTTTGGCAATTTAACCTATGGTATATTTATGAAATGGTGATTTTAGAGTCAGAATCTAAATAGTGATTCTTCTTCCTTTACTAGCCATACATCACCACCTTCAACGATGTATTTTTCTTGTTTTCCGTCATCATATAAACCAAAGGAGGGTATTTCTTCGTCCTTTTGATTCATCATTTCCAATTGCATCTGTTTTCTTAAATCATGATTTACGATTTCTTTGAAATATTGCTGAGTGGTCATCCATGCAAACATAACGAGTGTCATAACAATATCATCATTCGAACCTTCTTCTGCTCTAAAACTGTTATGAGCCGAAACAAATGTTGTTAATTGCGAGATCGTGTCAAAGTCTTGTATGATTAATTTATTGGATTCAATCAGTGTTTTCAAATTTGAACAACCAATTCTTTTCACCTGTGCAGACATTTTCACACCAAGTTGTACACCTCTACCAAAACCCGTACCAATTGATTGTGCTTTTTTATTTCCTGTTTCAACTTTTACAACATTTTCATATTCAAAATCACGATGTAACGTGTCTGCTATTTGAGGAGTATTGTTAATCTCCACTAAAACATATGCATCATTATATAGTTTTGCTGTATTGTAGATTACCGTGGGGAAGAGAAGAGGTGAAATAGAAGAACTGTTGTATTTTGCTACTTGCTTATATGGTACCGTTGAAATATCGAAGACAGAAAATGCAGAATCGTCTAGATTATTACCCTCTGAAGGGTCTACGCATATAGCATATATATGATCTTTTGTTTTTTCATCATCACCTTTGACTGGAGGCTCATAGATATGAAGCAATTCATGCCGAATAACTGGCTCACTATACACAAGTTGCGCAAGTTTTGAGCCAGAGATTAGTGTATTTGTTGAACCTAAGAATTCACATTCAAACTCTTGTCTAAATTGTTCTTCGGACGTGTTCTTGATTGTTTCTTCTCTCCATTTTTCATCTCTACCTGGCACCATGGACCAATGAATTTGGAAAGGTTTGTATCCGTTTTTCTTGCCTATAGCATCCATCCAAAGCTTGTAGAACAGATTCATACCGTTTGGTGTGGAAACTATAATGATTTTTGTGGATTTACCAGACGAAATAACAGGGTAAACAGAGTTGAAGAATTCGTTTGCAATATTGGCTGGAACGAACGCAAATTCGTCCAAGAAAACCACGTTGAAAGCTCCACCTCGAATGGCAGAAGATGAGGTTGAAGCAGCAATAATCTTTGAACCGTTTTCCAGTTCGACGTTACCTTTGTTCCAGGTCACAACACCTTGTTGCAACCACATAGGTAAATTCTCATACGCAAGTTGATACTTGGATAGAATGTCTCTAGCTAAAGAACCTTTATTTGCAAGAACGGCAATGTTTTGAGAATCAGAAAAGAGTGTTAGCCAAAGAAGGTAACCTACTGATGTGGTTGTTTTACCGACCTGTCGGGGGCATTTTGTAATTACAAATCTGTTTTCATGAAACAACCGAATCATATCTTTTTGAAACGGCCACATATCAAACGGTATCAAACCTTTATCAACGTTCACGATTTTGATATATTTTTCCGCAAAGTAAACGGGATCTTTCGAACACGTAATATATTCTTTAATCTCTTCTTCTGTATAATTGTGCTGTACTCCTGCACGTTTTAGTAGAGGATTATCTCTATAAGAATCTTTATTCATCAAGAGATTTCTTACCTTTTATCAGTTTTGACAGTTCAGCAGTCGATCCGATGAATATAGCTTTATCTACAGAAACCTTATTTTGATCATTAGATTTCATACCTTTCATTTCTCGCATCATTTTCTGCATAGTTAGAAGTTTTTCGTTTGCCTCAGTGGTGTTTTTAATGAGTGTGGCTACAACTTCAAATGCTCTTGGGTGTTCTGTCTCTGATGCGATTGCAAGGAGGTGGTCAATAGCTTGATTGCCCTTTTCAATAAGCTCTTTGTATGTTTGTCTGGATTCTAGATAGTCGGCATCTAGGTCTATTTCCAAACCTTCTGTGCTTGGTGTTTGTTTTGCGACTGGTAAATTTGGTTTTTCGACTGGCACTACATCAAAAATTTCAGCCATATTTTTTTCAAAGTTTGACATTTATGTATTTGGAAATTCAGTTATTACGGTTGTATATGTATAGTTATTTGGAAGAATAACATTGGAAGGATTTGGTGTTATGGTGATAGTTACAAGATCCGATGGATTTATACTGAATGTATTGGCTGTCCAAGTTGAGTGCGTGGTTAATCCAATGACGTTCTGCCCACTAATAAAATGCCCTGTCGGTTTACCAATCGTCAAAGTTTTAGTTGTGGAATTCCAATTAGTTACGGCTGCACTAGCTGTCGATGTTTCAAACGAGTAACCTTGATATACTGTTTCCGATAGTTGGTAATTACCAAACCCTCCAGAATTCATGGTTATACCTACGACACTTTCTTGATTCAATGTATTGTCATCTAATATATTCGTAATTGAAGTTCTAATAATCTTTGGTTCAGATATCGGACCATATATGTAACCCTTAACCGTAAAGTTTAAAGTCCAAATTATTCTTCTAACATCTGAATCATAAGCACCTTCATAATCATTTTCGTGTGATACACTCTTTAGTACGATTGGAAGTTGTTTAATTATACCTAATTCTGGTATTAAATTTACATTTATTGTATAATCTGGTGTAAAATATGGAAGAATTTTTTCCATGATTTGAGCACCATCTTCAAAGTTACGAACATAAGCAAAAAGAGAAAAATCGAAATCAAATGGCACTGGATTATAAACTGCTAAAGCCGCATTTTGCGAATAACTTGATCCGATATTTTTGAAATTCGAATTCAGTTTTCTTCCTGCATCATATGACATGTTTGTCATTTCGTAAGACATAACTGGAAGAGTAATCTGAACCTTTTTGTCGAGTTCTGGATCACCTTCTAAACGGGAGACATATTTTTCTTTACCACCGTATAACAAAGGAACAAGAAATTTTTCAAGCTCATTGCCATTAGCGTCATATCTTCCAATTTTAACGCTATTGAACATATCACCGAAAGCTACAATTATCTTTCTGATAATTCTATGGTAAGAATAGTTTGTAGTCATGATATTCTACCAAAAGGATTTGTTTCTGTTGTGTCTATGATAACATCAGCTTCGTTTTGAATTACTTTGTTATCGTACATTTCTCGTATTTGATTATCTTTTAATTCATCTGGTGCTGCTGTCGTTGTGTAGGAAGCATTACTTGTATTTCCACGCAGAAGCATACTGTTAGCAAAAGTTCCATACAGATCGGTTACTTTTATAATGCCTGTGTTTGCATTCCAATCTGTCACAGTTCCGTACACTGTATTCGATGTGTTATGTATAGATTCGCCACGTATAAAGTTTCCGTTGCCAGTTGCTTTGTTTATTGTTAATTCTATTGAGTAAGCATCCTGATAAACCAATTCATCGATAATTGGAATGCCAACATCGATAGTTTCTTGTGAGTATTTGAATTTCTCTAGTTCAAGTTTATAGAAATATGGATACTTGTTACCCAAAACATAGAATGCTTCTGAGAAATTCACATATTTAATCTCATACATTTCACCAGTCTGAGCAAAGAAGGGTATGTAAATTAAATCACCCTCTCTTGGGCGGTGATATGTCTGTGGAACCCAACGAGCAAATGATCTTTTTGATATAATTACCGACATGTTGTTACGAATTTCTAAACCAAATTTCGAGAAGAACTCTCTTTCGCCTTCGTAACCGTCTACATTTGTAATATAGAGTTCAAGCGGATAAGCAGCAGTAAATTTTTTAAGTGGATCTTCACCATAAAGAAGATCCCTAGCCGCTTCATTTATGTTTGGAATGTAATAGCAATCGACACCATTAATTTTAATGGTTTCGATCATCAAGTCCTCAACAAGTCTTTGTTCTGGGCTTGAATTAAAGTTATTAAAATATAGATTGGTAGCCATTAGTTTAGATAAAAGTCCACTGGAAGTTCATATTTGCTTTGCATTTCTTGTTCTAAGCCCTTTATTTCTTCGACGGCTTCATCATAAATTACCTGCCCATTGAGCATTACTCCTCCGGGCAATTGAACTCCTGCAAACTTTTTAAGGTTACTACCCCAGTTCCTTTTGATTAATGAGGTGGCATATTCTTTTAGCCAACGGTCATTCCATACAGAGATGTAATCTTCAGGTTTAATGAGAGCAAAACATTCTGCGATAACAACTGTACCTTGTTGAACAGCGGATCCCCATCCCCAGTCACAGTACAAACGGTGCATATGACGTTGGAATCGTATTGGAACTTCACCCGTAAATAGAAGTTCCAATGAACGGAGGTGCTGCATTGTCAAAGTATAATTGATATAGGATGCAGACGTAAAATCATACAGTTCGTTCAGACGTAATTGGTATCTGAGGTCGAACATATTGTTTTGGTTGATTGAGTCTGAGATTGGAAATACACGAGTAACGCCAATAATATTAACTGAGTTACCACTTGTGTCTAGCGTTACAGAAGGGCTTAAATTTATATATTTGTTTGTCATATCCGTAGCATTTAATGCACGAATATAATAAACCTTCTGTAAAGCATCAAAGTGGTAATCTTGCCAATATTGTAAAGCGTCATCGATACGATCTTCTACCTGATCATCATCAACGTTTATCTCAATGGTAGGAAATCCCAGTCTGCGTAAACAATAGTCTTTAAATGTGTTTCTATTAGTTACTGCTGGCATTTTTCTGCCCTTTTAGGATATAATGGATTATTTATCGAAACCCATTCCTTTTCTAATTTTTGTTGCACTGATATCATGTATAGATTGTTCAAACACTTCTTGCTCAATTTTATAACCAACATCTCTTCCATAAGTAATATTTACGATATTTGGAACAACTTGAATCGTATACATTCCTTGGTATTGCAAGTCTAAATCTTTTCGAATGTAGTTTTTAACCTGCTCGATAGCAAATGGATTAGTACCTTGCCACCCTTGGCAATCACGAATTTGAATGACAACTTGCCCAGTTTTCTGTATGGCACGTTCAAAAAGCGCACGGTGCCCAGCATGCCATGGTTGCCATCTACCTAGCATCTGTACTGTTTCTTTTTTCCAGTCAAAGTTTGGACGCCTTTTATTTTCTAGTATATGTTCACCAACAAAAGAAACCCATTTTTCAGCATTCATTTCGTTTATTCGGAAATCATATACTTCAGGAGATACGAATACCTTATTAGTATCCTCAAACCGCCCTGCATCTATGGTGTCCATCCAGATTGTCCAATCGGCTTTAAAGTTGTTTCTCATCTCAACTAAAGGTGCAACAAAGTCACAGATTACATAGTCACCTTTACACTTTAAAGCAAACTCTGCCATTCTCAGGCTTTGCCTAATTCTACCTTCATGGCTAAAATCCCAATCATTATAACGTTTTCTTACCTCGTCTGCATTGAACCAATCTACTTTTGCCTTCCAGTGCATTGGAACGGTTTCATAATTCGATAGTGCACCGTCTGGAGCATTATGTAAATTACTATTTTCTTCCAAGTATTTTTTCAATCTTTCTGCAAAGTATGTCTTACCTGAACCAGGAAGACCCATAATCAAAATCTTTTTCATAATTATTCCGTTTCTTCTGCAAGTAATGCCTTTCCTGTTACGACCGCTGCTTGTAATTCAGAAAGGTCCTCTCCCGACTCAGCAATATATTGGGTGGCCAAAATAATTTCTAGATGCCCAACATTTCTTTCAACGTTGCCCTTTCCTTCTTTAGTTAATTTTCCATCTGCTGAATTATTTTTTTTATCAATTTCATTATTGATAACCCACACTGAATCTTTTGCTCGTAGTATAGTTTCTCTAATTCCTTCTATGGATTTGATGTGTGCTTCTCTTTGTTCCACTTCTTCCTCTAAAGTCATGTTATGCTCCTATTATTTTTTCGTTGTTGTCAAAGTTACTGTTTAAGAAATTAATTTCGTTTTCATCTTCTTCGTGTTCTGCGGGATCAAATTCTTTCACGTCCCTCCAGAATTCAACACCTTTACATAAGTTTAAAATATTTTCTGATAATAATTCTTTAGGATCTAATGAGGACTTACCTAGAGATTTTCTAACTTCATGCATATCAGCAAGCCCATATACTTCTTTGTCTCTTTCTCTGTGCAGATTTTCTATGTTCTGATAATCATGTTCAAAATATTTTTCTTCTAAGAAGTCATATATTTTTTCCATAGTTTCTTTTGGTTGATTAATCAATTCATCATACTCAATAAGATGAATTGAGTTTTGTTTTCCCTGCTCAAAAACTGTTTTTAAGCCATTGTAACTTTGCCCAAGAATACCCATTGGACCGGCAAGCATTTGACAACGAGAATCATCATTTAGTGGTTGATTACTTTTAATCAACATTTCATCCATAAAAGATATTTTACCTTCTCCTGTGTATGGATTACGGCGATACATAGAAATAAATGAGGCTAAAATTTCGTCGATGTTTCTAACTGGGTATAAAATTTTTGGTTGAATACCAAAATACCCTTCAATATAATTCATTCTGTCAACCCATGACCTGTTTTTATCAAAAATTACAGGTCTTTCTACATCTGAATAATAGATTTGTAAAACACTTGCGATAAGTCTTCTTGCCTGTTCTGGTTTAGGATATGCAAGGTATAATTCATCTTGAGACAAAGAATTTTCCAAAGCTAAAATTGTTGGAACCACAGGAGAACTAGGCCCAGAATGAAATCTAGGATTCTGATTTAACAATGACGAAAGCAAAGTGCTTCCCGATCTTGGTAATCCAGACATAAAATAATATTTTCTTTCAATTGCGCTCATTTTTTTACCTCTATTGTTTATCAACAGACTCGATGATTTTATTTATATCGAATAATTTAACATCATCAGTAAACGGATATTCTAATTCATTACCATTAAAGTCGAAATCAAAAAGATAACTTCCTGGTAATTTGAAGTCGTATGGAATTTCTGTGCTTATATTGTCATGTACATCATATCCAAAAACTTTAGGGCTGGTGCCATTCCAAAGAACTGTTGATTTCCTTTTCATTGCGGCTGCTGCATGTTGCATACAAGAATCAATAAAGATTCTTTTTTTACTGTGTAGTATTAAACTAAACAGTTCCATCAGTGTCAATGATTGTTGTTGAGTGGCAAAAATATGTTCAGCACCGTTTAATTTTGGTGAATTCAATTTAGTAATTTGATAGATATGATAATCTTTTTTATAGT